TTGGTTAATGTCCCGTGGACACCCCAATGAATGCTTCAAAAACAGAAGCTATCAAGAGAAAAACGACAATAAACTCATTATAAATCAACTAGTTATCCCGCAGAACGGGAGTTATTTACTTGACTCTAAAGAATAACGTGAAATGGCAAACCCAACCGTTCCGGTATTGACCCTTGCAAAGCTCTTTAACCTCACGGATCGGCGTGTTCAGCAGCTGGCAAAAGACGGCATTATCCCGAAAGCGGAAAAAGGCAAATACGACCTGATTGCTGCCACCCGTGCTTATATCAAGTATCTGCAGGAACGCGCCACGGGGCGAGATATTGAGCCGCAGGATACTTACGTTGAACGAGCGAGGCTTCTTAAAGCGCAGGCGGATAAAACCGAGTTGGAAGTAAAGGCAATGAATGCAGAAGTGATTGCGGCAGATCAGGTGGAATTGCTCTGGTCAGGACTGGTATCGGCTTTTCGCTCGCGCATGATTGCTCTGCCTACGCGCTGCGCCCATTTGGTTATGACTCTAAAAACCTATCAGGAAATTGAAGCGTGCTTAAGGAGCCAGATTTATGAAGCCTTAGACGAGCTCTCGCGCTATGACCCAGAGCAAAGCGGTATTGATATTGAAGAAAGCAGCGAAGCTGGCAGCACCGCCACCGTTGCTGAAAGTCAGCCAATGGGCGGACAAGTTCAGGCAGCTGAGTTCTGAGGCAAGCGCGGAAGCTGGAAAATGGCATACAGACAGAGCACCGTACCAGCGTGAAATGATGGATGCGATGTGTGATGCCACGGTGGAAGCCGTGGTGATCATGTCCTCGGCGCAGATTGGTAAAACCGAGATTATCAATAACATCATCGGCTACCACGTCCATCTTGATCCCGCGCCGATCCTGCTGCTGCAGCCGACGCTGGAAATGGCGGAAAGCTGGAGTAAAGACCGCTTCGCACCGATGCTGCGCGATACCAAGGTGCTGCATGGGCTGGTGAAAGACCCGCGCAGCCGCGATAGTGGAAACACGCTGCTGCACAAACGTTTCCCAGGTGGACACATCACAATGGCGGGTGCAAACTCGCCTGCATCGCTTGCCAGCCGCCCGATACGGCTGGTGCTATGTGACGAGGTGGATCGCTATCCTGTATCGGCTGGCACAGAGGGCGACCCTGTTAACCTTGCCAAAAAGCGTTCTACTACCTTCTGGAATCGCAAATTGGTGCTGACTTCCACCCCTACCATTAAGGGGGCGAGTCGCATTGAATCGGCATTTGAGCAAAGCGATCAGCGGCGTTTTTATGTACCATGTCCGCATTGCGGTGAAATGCAGACGCTAAAATGGATGCAGGTGCGCTGGCAAAGCGACGACAGCAAGCCAGAAGAAGACAAGCACGACCCCGCTACCGCGCATTATGTGTGCGAGCATAACGGCTGTATTATCCACGACTCGGAAAAAGCCGCGATGCTTAAAACAGGAAGCTGGGTTGCGGAAGCTCCGTTTCGTGGCATTGCAGGGTTTCATATCAACGAGCTGTATTCGCCGTGGGTGACCTTCGCGCAGATGGTAACCGAGTTCCTTCGGGCAAAAAAACTGCCTGAAACGCTCAAAACATGGGTGAACACCAGCCTTGGCGAAACATGGGAAGAAGCTGGCGAGTCCATCGAAGCCGACAGCCTGCTTAACCGCAAGGAAAGCTGGGGCATGGATGCGCCCGAAGATGTGGTGCTCGTCACCGCTGGTCTGGACGTGCAAGGCGACAGGCTGGAGATTGAAGTCAAAGGCTGGGGCGTTGGTGAAGAAAGCTGGTCGCTGGATTACCGCGTGTTTTATGGCGATCCCGCGCAGGAAACGGTCTGGCACGATCTGGATCAGTATCTGCTCAAACCGATTAAGAGCAAAACGGGGCTTTATCTTACCATTGCCTGCACCTGCGTGGACTCTGGTGGGCATCATACGCAGGCGGTGTATCAGTTCTGCGCCGCCCGTGCGATCCGTGGCGTTTTTGCGATCAAAGGTATCAACCAGCCTTCAAAACCGCTGATTGGCAGACCGAGCAAAAACAATCGCTATGGGCTGCGGCTCTATCCGCTGGGTGTCGATACGGCAAAAGAAGTCATCTACAGCCGCTTGAAAATCACCGAGCCTGGGGCGGGTTATTACCATTTCCCGCAGGATCGTGACCGCGAGTATTTCCTTCAGCTGACGGCAGAAAAGCAAGTAACCCGCTTCACCAAGGGGATGCCCAAGCGCGAGTGGATTAAAACCCGCAGCCGCAACGAAGCACTCGACTGCAATGTCTATGCGCTGGCGGCAATGAAGCTGCTCAATCCAGACTTGGAATCGCTGGCTGCGTCCATGCGCGAAGTTCCAAGGACAGAAGAGAAAAGCACCACCGACACAAAACGTAAAAACCAGCCGTGGATTCCACGGATGGATAACTGGCTCAAGAGGTAACCAATGGCATTTACACAGGCACAGCTGGACGCGCTGGAGGCGGCAATCGCCTCTGGCACATTGGAGGTACGCTACGGCGATAAAACCGTTCGCTACCAGTCCACCAGCGACATGATTAAGGCGCGTGATCTGATCCGCGATCAGCTGAACAGCACCTCAGCAACGCAGAAAAGCCGCGCCACATTTGCTTCATTCGTAAAGGATTAATATGTGGATCGATGATTTAATCGGCATTTTCTCGCCTAAGTCTGCGTATTTACGCAAGCAGGCACGAATTGCCCTCGACATTCTGGAGCGCGGATATGAAGGCGCGAAAACTGGCAGGCGCATTGACGACTGGATCACCACAGGTGCGTCTGCCAATGCCGAGATAGGTAAATCAGCCGCCTTGCTGCGTGAACGCGCCCGTGATCTGGTGCGGAACAACTGCTTTGGTAGCCGCGCACCAGAAATCATCACAGGCAATGCCATCGGCACGGGCATCACCCCGCAGGCTCGCACCAAATCCGATAAGCTCAATGAGCGCATCATGGAAGCGTGGGAAGCATGGTGCGCCGAGTGCGATGCGGATGGGCATCTGGATTATTATGGCATTCAGGCGTTGGTGGCGCGAAGCATGTATGAAAGCGGAGAATGCTTCATCCGCTTCCGCGACCGTAGCCTGAGTGATGGCTTGCGCGTTCCGTTCCAGTTGCAGGTGCTGGAGGCTGACCACCTCGACACGACGCGCTCTGGCAAATTACCAAACGGCAATATCATCAATAACGGTATTGAGTTCGATAGCATCAATCGGCGCGTGGCGTTCTGGATGTGGCCGCAGCACCCAGGCGAAAACATTATCGGCAGCTATAAACAGCAAAGCGTTCGTGTTCCCGCCGACCAGATTATTCATATTTTCCGCAAGCTCCGCCCTGGGCAGATTCGCGGCGCAAGTGCCTTCGCCCCAGCGATGGTGAAGATGCGCGATCTGGATGGATACGATGATGCGGAATTGTGGCGCAAGAAAATCGAAGCCTGCTTTGCTGCCTTTGTAGTGCAGAACAGTGGTTCGGATGGGCCGATTGTTGGCAACGTGCTGAAAAAAAGCGGCAACAGCACCGACGAAAACGGCAAACAGAAAGAGCCAGAAAAAATCGAAGAGTTCCGCCCTGGCATGGTGGAATATCTGCAGCCTGGTGAGGATGTGCGCTTTGGCAGCCCGACCAGCGACAGCAACTATGAATCCTATGTGCGCGTTCAGCTTCACGCCATCGCCGCAGGGCTTGGCATTACATACGAGCAGCTGACGGGTGATTTATCACAGGTGAATTACAGCAGCCTTCGCGCTGGGTTGCTGGAGTTCCGCCGATGGATTGAAATTCTGCGCTGGCATGTGTTCATCCCTATGTTCTGCAATCAGGTATGGCGGCGGTTTATTGACCGAGCCTATGTCGCAGGCGTGATTAACCGTCAGGATTATGGCGTGGTCTGGTCTGCGCCGAAATTCGAGATGATCGATCCGCTGAAAGACGCGCAAGCCGACACGCTGATGATGCGAAACGGCACACTCACATTACGTGAGGCTATCGCCCGTCAAGGCTTTGATCCTGAGAAGCAGATTCAGGAAATCGCAGAGATATT